GTGGTCGGCACATGAAGACGGGCACGCTCAACCGGCTGGCGACGATCCAGACTCCGACGGAGTCGGCCAACGCCATCGGCGAGCCGATCCTGTCGTGGGCGACGTTCGCTACTCGCTGGGTTGGCATCATGCCGCTGTCTGGATCGGAGAGCGTGTCTGCCATGGCGACCGGTTCCGACGTAACCCACAAGGTGACGCTGCACTACACGCCGGGGTTGAAAGCCAAGATGCGGATCGTCTGCGAGGGGCGCACGTTCGAGATCACCAGCGTGGTGGAGCGCGGCTACCGGGCCGAGCACGAGCTGCTGGTGGCGGAGGTGACGGACTAATGGCATCCAGCATGACAGTAGAGGGTGTCGAAGAAATCCTGCGTGGGTTTGCCATCCTGCCTCGCAGTATCCAGAAGAAATACCTTGGCGGTGCCGTCCGCGAGGCGGCAAAGGACGAACTGCCGGAACTGAAGGCGCTGACGCCGCGAGGGCCGACAGGAAACCTTCGCCGCAGCGTCGGGCTGAAGGTCGAAAAAAAGAAGAACAACGCCACAGCGGTCGGGATTCTTGGATATCGCTCCCGTGCCGACGGGAACAAGGCAGAGCAGGGCTTTCATGCCTGGTGGATAGAGAACGGCGTGAAGGTCCGCCGGGCAAAGGGCGGCGCACTCAAGGTGCCTATGTCGATGGCCAAAAAGTACCCGTACTTGATGGGCAAGGTCTCGCTAATCGGCGGCTCGGACGGCGGTTCCATTTACTTTCCCGTGGTCCAAGGCTTTGAGGGCAACGGCCGGTTCAAAGATTGGGCAGACCGGAACCTGCCGCAAATCAAACAGCGGCTGATCGGCAAGTTGGACGGGGCTCTCGGCAAAGCGATCGCCGAAGCCGAACGGGCCGCCCTGCGCAAGAAATACGGCAAGTAATGCCAGCCACGACGTTCATCGACGAATCCCTCATGCAGTTGCTGTCGGTCTCGGCCGACATCGCAGCGTCCGTCGGCTCGCGGATCTACGCCGTGCAGGCTCCGCAGGGGACGACGCTGCCGTGCCTGGTGTTCGATCGCCAGGACGCCAGCCGTGGGCCGTACATGCACATGACCGGCATGACCGGGATCACGCGGACGACGTACACGGTGTCGTGCATTTCGACCCGTCTGGTGGACTGCCGCAACCTCGGGCGAGCGGTGCGGGCAGCCTTACAATTCAAGCGGACGGCGGCGGTTCGGCTCGTTACGGTCAAGGACGAAAACGACCAGCAAGAGCCTGCCAACCCCGGCGACCAGACGCCCATTTACCGGACGGACCTGACAGTCGAGATCACCCACTCGGAGAGTTGACCCATGGCTGCTGACATCGGACAGGGAACCTACGTTTCGTTCGGCACCGCGCTGCACACCGCGACCGGCTACAAGATCACCGGCGTGAATCACAACGGCATTACGCGGGCGGTGGCCGATGCGACGCATATGCTGTCGTCGGCCAAGGAGTTCGTCGGCTCGAGCATCTACGATCCCGGCGAGGTCTCGGTCGAGGTGCAGCACGACCCCGGCATCAAGCCCACGGCGGACCTGGCCAACGTCGCCACCAACCAGGTGGTCAACGTGTACTGGGCCAACGGCGGCACCACGACTGCCCTGTGGTCGGCGTTCGGCTACATGACCGGCTACGAGGCCGGTGCGCAGATGGAGGACATGATGAGCGGCACGGTCACGATCAAGCTCAGCGGCACGCTGCCGTCTTGATCGACTGAGCCATGACCACGGAGGGCGCGTATGGCTCTGAGTCGTGATGAGTTCTTCAAGCGGAAGCGTCCGCTGCCGAAGGTGAAGGTTCCGGTGCCCGAACTTGGCGAGGACGCCGAGGTGTGGGTCACCAAGTTCACCAGCCGGATGCGGAACCGTTTCGAGGAGATCGCCACCGGCGGCAAGGTCGGCGGGTCGGTCAACTTGAAGAACGTGTCCGCGAAGGTCGTGGCTTTGTCGTGCGTGGACGACGACGGCAAGGCGTTGTTCACCGAGGCAGACGAGGAGCGAATTGGCGAGTTCGACGCTGACGCCGTGCAGCGGATCGTCGATGCGGTGTTCAAGCTGAACGGGCTCGGTGCGAATCCGGTGGAGGAAGCGGCGGGAAAATAGAACGCCAGCCGGTCCTGCAGTTCCTCTACCGGTTGGCCTTGAAGCTGGGCATCTGGAACGTCGAGGAGCCTGGCGGCCTGGCGGATTCGATGAGCGTCGATCAGTTGTACGCCTGGATGGGCTACTACCAATTGGAACCGTGGGGCGACGAGTGGTTGAGGGACGCGATGGCCATGTCACAGTTCGCGTCCGCCCACCGCTCCAAGGGTTCGCCGCGTCGCAAGCCTGACGACTTCATGCCCGTGCCGAAGCGGACGCAGACGCCTGAGCAGATCGTGGCGGCCTTCCGTGCGATCGGAGGCGGGTAATGGCGAAGAACTTCGGCCGCGTCAACGTCTCGATCACGGCATCCACGGGCGGGCTCACGCGCGGGCTGGCAAACGCCGGCAAGCAACTCAGCGGCTTTCAGGGGCTTGTCAGCCGGATGACCGGCGGGCTGGGCAACGGCTTCGCCAGTGCCACGCTAGGGGTTCTCGGGCTTGGCCGGGGAGCGTCCACCGCGGCCGTTGGCGTGACGATCCTGAGCACGGCCATGAAAAGCCTGCTGGTACCGCTTGGCGTGGTGGCAGCGATTGCGGCCCCGTTTGCGGCCATCGCCAGCGCCATGTCCTACGCCGAGGGCGTGCAAAACCTGTCCACGGAACTTGGCGTGGCGTCTGGCCAGTTGCAGGTTCTCCAGCACGCGGCCGGCGAGGTCGGCGTCAGCCAGGAGCAGCTCACCGGCGGGCTGCGTCGCACGGCCAGGATGACGAGCGAACTGGCGGCCGGCACGCCGGCGGCCGTCAAGGCGTTTCAGGGTCTCGGCCTGACCATGCAGGACATGGCGGGGCTAGACACTGCCGGCCAGTTTGCCCTCATCGCCGACCGAATCGCAGCCCTGCCGCCGCAGATGCAGGCCGCGGCGGCCATCGACATTTTCGGCCGGTCTGGGCAGGGCATGCTGAACTTCCTGCGGCAAGGTGGCGACGGCATCCGCGAGATGGACACGCTGCTGACGAACCTCGGCGTGAAGATGAGCGGCGAGCAGACGGCCGCCATCGAGGGGATGGGCGATGCACTCGGGCGGCTGATCCTGCCGGTGAAGGGGTTCATTCTCCAGTTCACGGCCGGCATTGCGCCTGCCATCACGGCCGTGTCGAATCTGATCGTCGGGTTTTTCGCGGAGAACACCAAGGGCTGGAGTTTGGCGTCTGGGGCGGCGGCCGTGTTTACCGGCGTGCTCCGTGGTGTCGTCGGTGCATTCACGGTGCTGTACGGCGTGTTTCAGATCATCTTCGCCATCAACGCAAAACTGAGCCAGGCGTTCAGTGCTGTGTTCTCAGTGATCCTTTCCGGCGTTCAAAGCCTAGCCAAGTCGCTGGCTCGGCTGGCCGAGGCTGCTGGGTTCACGGACCTTGCCGGTTCGCTCGATGCCGGCGCTGCGGGTGCCGCCAAGATGCAGCGAGGCGTGGACAAGCTGGGCAAGGAGTACGGGGAGCAAGCGGCCGAAGGCTTTGCCAACGGCATCAACAACATCACCAACCCGTTTGGTGCGTTTGACGCCGCTCTTGCCAAGGCCCAAGCCGACGCCGCAGCGAACGCTGCCAACGGGGGCACGCCGCCCCCGGGAACGCAGCCCGTGGCCCAGGCCGTCGGTGCCGCGATCAAGGCCTCCGTGCAGGAACTTCGTGCCATCGTCGTCGGCTCGTCCGAGGGCGAAACGTTCCGCAACAACATCCTGCGTGGGGCCGATCCGCGGCTTGACGTGAAGGACGACGCCCGGCAAACGGCAGAGAACACGGAGCGGTCTGCCGACGCACTGGAGGACATCGCAGCCCGGCTTGATCCAGCCGGCCTGGCGGTGATCGGCTAATGGCTATTACAGACGTTCGAGAATTGCGGTCCTTCGAGTTCAGCGAAAGCCTTGAGTCCAAGGGCAAGGTGACGCTTCAGGGCTCCGTGGACCTGCTGGCATTGCATGACTCACTGCCTGACTTTGCTGCACTGGCAGAAGACTCAACGTCATGGCCCAACCTGAGCGGTGGCAAGATCCCGCAGGTCGGCGACATGCGGTTGATAGCAGGCGTGTTGTTCAAGGTGAAAGGCCGCAAGTTCGCTTTCTATAAGGGCGACGACGCCGACAGGGCGGTCAAGATAACGCTGTCCTACGAGGCACAGAAAGAGGACACGGAGCAGCCGACTCCCGAGGAGGAAGACGAAGAATCGTGGCAGAGGCTGAGCGTCACGACAGAGCAAAAAGAGTGCCCGCTTGACGATCACGGTGCCAATGGAGAGTTCGACAACGACCCAAAGTCGGCAAAA